GGGACAGCGTCGGGGACAGCGTCTGGGCCAGCGTCAGGGACAGCGTCGGGGCCAGCGTCTGGGCCTACTTATCCTCGTTTTTCAACGTTAAGTATAAATACGATTTTTCCCCCCTTATCAAACTTTGGGAAATGGGCCTTGTTCCCTCGTTTGATGGCAAGGTATGGATACTCCACGGCAAAGAAAAGGCTGAGATTTTATGGAAAGGAAAAATTTAGACACCTCGAATTCCCCGGTTGAGGGCCGGGGAACGCCAGATGAATTTCTGACCTGATGATGAGGATAATCTATAATAAGTAAAGGAGTTAAATTATGAACACCGACAAAGCCGTCATAGAAACCCTTGACAGACGACCGGACGTTCACTGCAGACGGTGCGGCAGAGAACTTACACATCCAGACAGTTACGCTGCCGGTATAGGACCGGAATGCTCCGAACGCTGGGGTATCTGCCAGCAAGAGTTGGCGCGCCTCAATATAGAGATGGACGCGAACCTGATTGCTGCGGCCATGAATGACGGTCCCAGTATCGTCTCCCTAAATGCCAAAGGCGACCGTTTCGTCCTCCGTTTCAAATTTGATGAGGGTGGTTCGGTCAGAAAAGAAATTAAGGCCATCCAAGGCTGGAACTTTGACTTCAATGGCACCCGCCTTTGGTCCGTCCCGGCCAGTAAAGAAATCCTGAATCGGGTGATGTCTATCCTCCCACAAGCCAGGATCTATATTAAAGACCTCGAGCGGATCAAAAACCTCGGCGCTCAAGCGCCTGAGCCCATGGCTGCGCCAGCATTACGGCCCAGGACGGCATGGCTCGAGGACGAAAAAATTCGGCTGTTTTGGGACCGTAAAGACAGAGATTTTGAAGCTATCAAAGAGGAAGTCAAAGAATGCCCAAGCCGCCGTTGGAGCCCTGACAAGTTCTTCTGGGAAGTGCCTGCCAGCATCCAGCTCATGGAACTCCTGGAGAAGTGGCAGTTCGCCCAGGACGACAAACTGAAAAACTACCTGGAAGGGTTCAAACCCAAGCAGGTTGATAATGTCAATCTTCCCGCCGGGCTTCAGCTGTACAAGTTCCAGGAAGACGGTTTGAAGTTCATCGAGTCCAGACATGGCCGTGCCTTGATTGGTGATGAGATGGGCTTGGGTAAAACCATCCAGGCTCTGGCATGGCTAAGAATCCATCCCGAAGCCCGTCCGGCGATTATCATCGTCCCCGCCAGCTTGAAACTGAATTGGCGGCGTGAGGCTTACAAGTGGATGGACCGTTCTCAAGAGACTGTTATGATCCTGTCTGACAGCCCAAATGACAATGGCCAAGAGTTGGCCTTGGCGGCTGCCTCCGTGATCATCATCAATTACGACATCTTGAAAAAGTGGAATCCAATCCTTAAAAAACTCAGCCCCAAGGCAGTGGTCATTGATGAGAGTCACTATGTCAAGAACAATAAGGCTCAGAGAACGCTCGCCGTTCGTGATCTCGCCAAAGGTGTACCGCATGTAATCGCTATGTCTGGTACTCCTATTGTCAATAGGCCCATCGAGTTCTACAATGCGATCAGCATAGTGAATCCGACGGTGTTCCCTTCCTGGTACAAATTCGCCACTCGGTACTGTGCCCCGAAGTTCAACGGGTTCGCCACCGATTACTCTGGCGCCAGCAACACTGAGGAACTTCACCAAATCCTTACCAAGACCTTAATGATCCGCCGTCTCAAGAAGGACGTGCTCAAGGATCTCCCGGCCAAGATCAGATCTGTGGTGCCGCTTGAGTTGGAGAACCGCAGCGAGTATAATGAAGCGGTCCGTGACTTCCTGGGTTGGTTAGAGCGTACCGAAGGCGAAGAAGCGGCGGAGAGAGCGTCTGCGGCAGAGGCCTTAGTAGCCATTGGCAAGCTAAAGCAGTTAGCCGCCCGTGGCAAACTTAATGCCGCCATCTCCTGGATCAGAGACGTAGTGGACCAGGGTGAAAAGATCATCGTGTTCGCCGTCCATCATTGGATGGTGGATGCTCTGATGGCGGAGTTTGGGAAGCAGGCAGTGCGGCTCACCGGTAAGGAAAACCAGGAGCAACGTCAGGCGGCAGTTGATAATTTTCAAACCGACCCCGATACTAAGGTCTTTGTTGGGAATACAAAAGCTGCTGGCGTTGGTATCACGTTGACGGCTGCCACCCACGTAGCATTCGTAGAAATGGGATGGACGCCCGGGGAGCACCAGCAGGCTGAGGACCGCGCGCACCGCATCGGCCAGGAAGAAACGGTTAACGTCTATTATCTGGTAGCTGAGGACACGATCGAGGAAGACATTGCCGTCATGCTCGATGAAAAGGCCGAGGTGCTAAGCCAAGTCCTCGACGGCAAGGAAGTTGAGAAACATTCCATCCTGGGCGAACTGCTCAAGAAAATGAAAAAGGAGAGGAAATAATGTCCAAAATGACGCCTATCCCCAAAGGTGCCCATCACATGACTATCCAACAATTTGGCGAGGATGTTAGAAATGGTTGTTTGATTAACTACGATGGCTTTGGACTTTGGGCCACAGAGACCGAAATGTTAGATGATCACAAACAAAAAGTTTGGCCATCTGACTGCGCCTCAGGACGAGGCCCCAAGAAAGGATTTACTCATATCGTCTGGTTCAATAGATAAAAGGAGGAAAAGTAATGAAAAACAACTGGCGAAAAATCAAGAAATTTCAAAGCCCAGATGTCAAACGCGCTAACCGCAGAGCCTGGATAATCTGGGGAATCGAAACAATTCTTTGTCTGGCCATCGGAGCTCTGTTTGGTATATGGCTTGGGAGAGCGTGGTGATGGCCAACAAACCCAGGAAAGTGCCCAATGAGCTTCTGGAGGAGGTTTACACTGCTTTGGGTTTAGTTCTCTTACAACAACCAACAGGCGCAGGCCCTACTGATGTCTGGGAGGCCCTATTTAAAGATACAAGAGATCCCACTTCTATATCCAGAGCAATTTGTGAACTGGAGAGAAATGGCTATGTAATCTTCGTTGGGTGGAGAGATAAAAGAAAGAAATATTGTCTGACTAACAAGGAATTCATCCTCTCTCCGGCCATGGCCTTAAATGGTTCGTCAACTACAAAAACCAACCTTAGAGGTCAAGCTCCCCATGGTGGGAAATACTGTCTCAAATCCAAACCCAGCGAATCCCCGGCAGACCCTGAATACTGGCTGTCTAATCTCAACGCCGTGGTCGGTGCGTTGTGTGTCCTTCAGGATCACATCCCCAGCCTCAAAGCTGGACTACTTGACCTCACCAAGAATCTGGAGCGGCTATCCAAAGTCAAGGAGATCGTCGGAGACGTGGCCAAAGTGGCAAGGAGGAATGTGTGATGGGAAAACTTCACACCTGGCAAAGAAAGGCTTTTGATGGTCAAAGACAATGGTTTATCAACCATCGAGCTCGTTCTTGTATTAAATGTAAAGAACTCTTACTTCACCATCCAGAAAAACATCCCTGCTTTAAAAGGATATGAATATGTCTAAATGGGTTCAAATATCTGGTGGCAGCATGCCGGGGATTGAGGCCTGTGAGCCTGAGGAGAAATGTGACCTCTGCCACCACCGTCTTGATAATCAGGCCATCGAGGGCAAAGTAATGGGTGGCGGCTGGGCTTGGATGTGTCCAGCCTGCCATCACTTAATGGGTCTAGGTCTCGGACTTGGTAAAGGGCAACTTTACCAGCGGGTTGACAGTGTTTGATACAATCCGATATCTAAGGGACATTGGTCGCCAATTTTGGCTTGAGGGGAAGAATGTCTCCCCAGGCTGGGTAAACATCCAATGCCCCTTTGGCTGTGGGGACAATTCCAATCATGGCGGATTTTCTCCAGAGGACCGCTACTCATGCTGGAAGTGTGGAGGGCATTCTATAGAAGATGTAATCATGGTTCTACAACAAATTCAATATCACAATGCTTGCAAAATTCGAATCCAATACCAAACTGATTTTCGACCCATCCAGATACTCAAAACCAGAAAATCCTCTGGCCAACTCAAACTGCCAATGGGCACCAGAAAGATGGAGGTGAGACACAAAGAATATCTCCGGAAACGTAGGTTTGATCCTGATGTCTTGGAGACCAAATACAATCTCCTCGGCACCGGACCAGCCGGACACCTCCCACACCGGATTGTCATTCCGATCTTCTACCAAGGCCGGATGGTGAGCTGGCAGGCCAGGGACATAACCGGCAAGGCAGAACTAAAATACAAATCTGCCAGCCCAGATGCTGAGGAAGTTAGTCACAAGAGTATTCTGTACAATCTTGATAATTGCCGAGGTAAATCTATTCTCGTGGTGGAGGGGGTGACAGACGTATGGAGGTTCGGAGACGACACAGCCGGGACATTCGGTGTCAAGTTTACCCAATCCCAGCTTCTGATTCTATCCAAGTATGAACAGGTATTCTTTGTCTACGACGGAGAGCCAGAAGCCCAAGCCCAGGCAGAAAAGGCTTGCAGGATTCTTTCTGGAGTTGGAGTGGTAGCAGAGAATGTGATTCTTGATAAAGGTGATCCTGGAAGTATGACTGATGAAGACTCCCAAAAACTAAAAACTGAACTTTTAAAGGAGTGAGAAGATGGTTGGGTCAAAAGTTTGGAAACCAATGGAATATCACATCGCTGTCACTGATTTAAATAACGATCAAACATTACGAAAACCTGTAAAAGGAGAAATCAAAGGATTTTTTGGTATCCACGGAACTCCTTTTAACTATACAATCACTCATCTTCCAACTGGCTACGCCTTAAACAAAATCATCCCAGAAGGCATGAAGAGAACTAAGAAAAATCTGCGCGTAGTGGTTGATAAGATATCCGAACTGGATTGGAATTTCACTGATCCAAAACAAAGTATACCATTAAAACATGCTGCCAAGAAATTGGTAAACAAAATCAAACCAGGAGAGTTGAAATGAAAACCGTTATGATCATCGTAGCAATGCTGTTTTGTTTCGGGTGTGCAACACCGCCACATAAACCCAGTATGATGGAAATGGATCGGCTCGTTAATGATCCATCTGTTACATTGGAACAGATGAGACAAGTACAAGCCGACTATCAGAAAGCCAGAGCTGAGTACGAGCAGACCGCCACCTATAAGGCGCTTCCTTATCTGATCATGCCTTTGTTACTTTTGGGTGGTGCTGCCAACGGGATACTTTACGACGGCGCTCCCAGATATGGCAGCATTTATGGTACTGGCGGG